CTGTGAAATAATTGGAACTACGACAGCCATTTACGATTCCGTTTCTCTTTCGCTACCGAACTGACCGCTACTACGCCGAATTTGCGCGGAAGCACGTTCAGACTGTAATTGCCTCTGCGAAATAGTTCCACCAGCCAACTTCGCAGATACCATTTTTTCGGTAGACGCGAGACTTGTAGTAATCGCTCCAAGTACCTGAGCGAAGTTATCGTTTACCGTCTTCCACATAATACGAGAAGCCTTCGGTTCGAAGCCTGCCGTCGTAAACGATTTAACGATAGGAAGGTTCGCCTTTCGTGCTCCTGCGATATCGAGAATTACGCCGCCTGCGTCCTTCTGCCTAAGCCGAAGAATCGGAACCTGACCAGTCATACGGTTCGCTCGTCCTCCGAAAACGCTCGTAACGCGGCTCCTAACCTTCGAACCGTCCCAGTACGGGAACCTAGAAGCGCCTCTACGCTCAGGCGTCGTATGCCAATAGCCGATAGGAGGCTTAGACGGAAATTGGACGCGAGCACGGCGAACGAGTTCGTCCGCAGGCGCTTTAATTCCCTTACGAATCGAGTTATAAAGCGTTCGGTCTAGGTAATAGAGTTCCTTAAGCGTTTCGCCTAGTCCGTAAACGTTTACTTTCGCGCCAGCCATACGAGTATGTTACTCGACTACGCGAGTTCTCCATTTAAAAGCGTGGTACGCGTTTACGCTTCCGTAGATTCCTGCTCCGAGAAGAAAGCCGTATTGACGCGTAGTAATCGCGAAGACTACCCAGAGGCACTCGTTAAAAAACGCGAGAAGCCAGCCGTACCATTTCCGTTTTCCGATAACGAAGAGAGCAGTAACGCCGATAATCGAAAGTACGTACGGCATTAACCGAAACCTTTCCGACGTGCTTTCTTCTCCGCCTGTGCTTTCTCTCTTAGATAATCCGCAATAGCGGAAAGCATTTCAGGAGACTCAGCGAGCAGTACGGACGGCGCTATTCCCGTCTCAACGGCGAGAACCGCTATTTCGTAGTGGGCTGAGTTCCGTCCAAAGGGTCTGAAGTCTGCTCCGCAGGCTCTACCGATTCGACGGAGTTAATCCAGTCAGGGTCGAACGCTACGCTCGTCTTCTTCTGACGCTTCAGGCTATGCCACGCAAGCCACGCGAGGTCAGTAAGACGAAGTTCGCTATCGAACTTAGTAACGCTCTTATTCCACGTACGTTCGAACGAAACGAAGTCACCAAACGCGGCTTCTACGTCTTCCGTTTTCCCGTCGAGATACTTAACGCGTAGCGGAATTTTCATTACTGCTCCTTCTTCTTAGAAGTTAATTTCAGGAAGTCGCCTTAGCGAGAGTTCCACCCGTGAATGTTAGTTCGGTCATAGCCAACTCACCAACGGCTCCCATAACAGGCGTGTGTGCTCCAAGGAATGCGTCCGAAATCGTGTATGACGGGTTGGTCGCGGATACCGCGCCGCTATCGGGCTTAATAACGACAGTCGTGGTCGTGCCGACGAGCGCGTAAATCGTGGCTTCGACTTCGTTCGTGGCGAAGTCCTGCTGGAACGAAATTTCGCAAGAGATGTTCTGGAGTCCGCCAGAGAACTTATGTCCTGAATCACCGAACGCTGTGACCTCAACGGAATCGACTTCGTACGTCAGAGTGACGCTATTGGCGCGGTCTGAAAGGTCTACCGAATTGACGGTAATGCTTGCGTTAGTAAGAACGAGTTGCGCCATAGTAGGTCACTTTTCCTTTACTGCTTCGTCTGATTTCTTGGATTCCTTCAGAACTTCGATATGTCCGCTCTGAAGAAGTGCCTCAATGTTAGCACCACTCAGGTCGTTCGCGTCAATTACTTCACCAGCCTTTTTACCTGCGAGGCGATTCGAAAGAACCTTAAACTTCTTCATAAATTCGACTCCTAAGCGTGAACCGTTATCGTCGTTTGGATTTCTAGAAACTCCGCGCCGTCCTGCTGGAGGCTCGAAACGTCCGCACTCGATGATACCACTAGAGAAGCGGCTACGCCTCCAAGTGTCGTATCTGCTTCTAGTGCCGCTCTAATGCTCTTCGCGCCAGAGTACGAAAGGTAGTCGTCGAGAAGAGCGTGAGCCGTTCTATCGAGATATCGTCCGACAACGACGTGGATAATCCATACCATTTGGACATTACCGCCGCCGAACGCACGGTGATAGATAACGCTCGACAGCGAAGGATAGGCGATAGGAGGATTTAACTGTTCAGGCTGATACGAGAACGTACGAAGTCCGCTAATCGTTGCTAGTCGCGTCTTAATTCCGTCCGCTACTTGCGATACCGTCGCAGGCATTAGATAGCACCGAAGACGCGATAAGGAGCGAGTAAGTCTCTAACGTCGGGGTCTACGGCGCGTACCTGAATAGCCATATCTCCGAAACCGACGACTCCTAAAGCCGCGTTATAGCGACTAAAGCCACGAATAGAGAGCAGTACGGAAGCCTCACGAACGTCGTTAGGTATCGAAGGAAAACCGAAAGTTCCTGTTAGTTCGATAGTAGGACGTGGCGGTTGGTAGAGGAACGGAAACGATTTCGCGCCTTGTGCCGTGATACGCGTATATGGTCTGCCCTGAAGAGAAACGTCCGTTGGCTCTAGGTAGTAATCGGAAGCACTCCACGTTGTCGAAAACGTGCCGTCGCCTGCGGTATCCGTTTTTAAAACGAGTCCGTCGGACGTAGCGAGGTCAGGAATCCCAACAGAGAATTCATCTACGGGAAATAATTTAATCGTCTTCGTTGTCTGATAGAAGAAACGTCCGCAATATCCGTCGATACGACGAGAAGCACCTTCTATAGATTTCTCTAGAAGCGTGTCGTCCGTATTATCGGTAAGGCGAAGAACCGCTTTAACTTCCGCAAGCGTACAGTAGCCGTTCGTGATAGCCACTACTCGCCTCGTTTCTTAACGCGCTTCCTTACTGCTCTCTCAACGACAGGAGTATTCGTAGCCGTTTCTTCGACTTCGATTCCATAGGCACGAAGAGCCGCGTCTACTTGCGCGACTCGCGCCGAAAGTCCACGACGAACGTAGCCTTCTCGCTCGATTAGAAGCGCTTCTACTGCTCTCTGATTACTCATACGTTCCTTTCGATAGTCGTAGCGTCTGACGGCTGGTAGTCGCCGCCAGACGCTACAACTTTACGACGTTAGAACGTCGGTGTGACCAAGCCAGTACCCGAAATTTTTGCGAATGCGTTCGGGTAGCGGTTAGCGGTGAAGGCTGAGTAGCCATACACCACCATAGTTACGTCGAGTTCAGCCGCCTTCGGCTGTTCGAAGCGCAACATCATTGGCGAGCCGTCTCCCTGCTCCCACAGGTGCGCCTCTTGCGAGTTACCGATAATGATGACGTCCTCGTTCGTTCCTGCTCCTGCGGTTGTCGTCACGTTGGCGTCGGTCAGGACGGGGAAGCCTGCGATTTGGTAACCGCTATTTCCGTAGACGACTCCACCGTTTCCGTTCGCGACGGAGTTCATAGCCACAGGCGTCGGAACAGCCAACGGGCGGTTGGTCGAGTCGAGCGCGGCGAGAATAAACGCCAAACGACGAGGGTGCATAAGGATAAAGTTTGGACCTCCGAAGAACGTGGTCTGAACCTTCTGAACCGCGTCGAGAAGTTTTGGATAGAGTTCCGCGACGGTTGGTGAAGCGTCGGTGTAGGTGACGCTCTGACCAGCCTCCGAAACGAGTGTTGCGACAATGGTGCTGTCGAGAGTCGTGTGGTAGGCGGAAACGAGGTCAGCCATAACGAGCGAGTCGATATTGGTACCGCGCTCCAACGCCTGACGGCTGACGTTCTGCTGACCAGCAAGGGTCACCACCGAGACGTCCAACTTCGTGTCGTCCATATTCGTCTCTTGGACGGCGGCGCCTTCGGTCTGGCTTGCGACGGCGCTTCCAGTCGTGACCTTCGAAATCGAAATGGTCAAACCTGCGGCTGGGAGTTCGTGCTTACGAGCGATATCCGCGAACGGACGACCAGCACGTGCGAACGGAGCCGCCAATTCGGTGAGGAATTGCGGCACGACCAAGCCTGCGAAGTTCGCAGAGGTAACGTCGCGACGCTCTACGCGCTCTTCGTTCATATGGCGAGCGAGACGCTCCTTAGCGGCGAAGTCGTTCGAGAACTGCGCGGCGAAAGCGTCAGCGACGAACGAGTTCTTCGAGTTCTTCGAGTAGGTGCGCTCTTCGTTCTTAACGCGAGCAGGAGCCGTAGCCTCTGCGATTCCGTTTACCTTACGAAGTTCTGCGGCTTCTGCCGAGCGCTTCTCCAATTCGACGTGCTTCGAAATCTGCTCGTCGAGTGCGCGAACCTCGTCGAGAATCGCAGTAACTTCCGCGTCCTCTTCGGTGCTCAGGTCGCGAGCGTCGTTCTTCGCGCCTTCGATAAGTGCGTCAGCCTTTGCGAGAGCGGCGGAACGCTTTTCGGTGAGTGTCTCTGAATACTTCATAGTGAGGAATCCTCCGTAGTTGTAGGGAATTTTCTTCAGTGAAGTATTCGAGTGCGAGTATCGCGGCTCTACTTCGGCTGACTGATTCGTGCTCTCGCTACTTCTTTCGAACGTAGACGAGTGAACGAACTTGGCTCAATGTTAGTCGTTTCGTTAGCGGTTCGCAACTCTGCTACCGTGCTTTCGTAGGCAGGGTAGGTCACTACGGAAACGTCGTATAACTGAACCTCGCGGAGTTCGCGAACAGTCCTATCGGAGTTCCACGAATCCTTAATAGTCCTAAATGCGAAACTCATCTGAGAAAGGTCGCCGCGCTTTAGAGCACTCATAACGCGAGCGGCGTCAGGGTTGGACGGGTCTAGGTTGGCTTCGACGCGTAAACCACGCTCGTCTTCCTGAAGGCTAAGAGTGCCTGACTTCGTACGTGCGAGCGGAACTCCTTCGTGGTCGATAAGAAGGCGAACGTCAGCGCCGTCCTTAATCGTCTTCGTAAACGCGCCGCGCTTAACGTATTCGACGAACGGCATTGGCTCCGAAGGAGAGTCAAAGATAGACGCGTAGCCGACGAGGGTGGAACCTTCGCCTTCTGCTCGTAGTTCGAGATTCGTGTACGCGACGGAGCGGTTCTCGTTGTCGGATTTAGTTACCCAACGTACTTCGATTTCGTTCGTCGTCATAGAATTGTCTCTTTCTTTAATTGCCTCGTCTATCCACTTTAGATTTCTTTCGTCGAGTTTCGCTACTACTCTCTCCGCATACGACTGAGCACGTCGAGCGCTCTCCTTCGAAGAGCCGCCTCCCCAGAGCAACATAGCGACAAGTCCAGCCGTAATCTCTCCTTCGCCTACGGCGTCGAGGTCTACGATATGTCGCGCTATCCAAGGCGCTATTTTTCGCCACTTACGTTCGGTAATCGTTCCAGACGCCATAGCGCGAGCGTCCTCTACCGTCTGCGGCTTTAATCCGTCTCCCGAATATCCTTCTTCGTGTAAACGAATTCCTCGACGAGCAGAAGCACGCATAAATTCAGGAGCGGAGATATCGACGGCTCGTGATTCGTACTCCATAGCCTCCTCTTCTGGCTCTAATTCGAGTGGAATCGGCTTCGAGTTGTCCTCGTTTTCGTGCTCCTCCTCCTCGTATACCGCTTCTAGTGCCGCATAGTGCGCCTGAGCCTCTTCGAGCGTTTCGTGGCAACCGCCGTCAATAGGCGTTGTCTCGCCTTCTTTAACGACGGCGTAACCGCTACACCCTTCAGCGTTAGAAAGAATCTCGTACGGCATAGTTAGTCCGTATTAGGCGTCATAATGCGTAGGTCTGCGGTTCCTACTTGGGCTGTAACGATTCCGTACATCTTCTGTTTAAATGGAAGGAAGAACTCGTGTAGCGCGTTGTGCTTCTCTAGCGGCATACCGTTATCCGTAGTAACCGTCTCGTCTCCGACGTAGACAGTCGCGGTATTTACAATTTGTAGATAGATATACCTATTCTGGTCGTCTTCTTGAACGATAAGAGTTGGCGTAGTTCCAACGTTTACTTGAGTCGTCTTCATTGTGGCGGCTCCGCGTCAGTTCCGATATCAGCAGTAGCGGCAACGTCCGAAACAGGAAGCGCCATAACGAACTTATCTCCGCCTTCGAACGGCTCCTTATTCTCAATAGCGCGAGCCTCGTTCGGTGTAAGAGTTCCCGAACTAATCTGAATCTGTTGAGCACGAACACGCGTAAGAAGGTCAGCGCGTTGGAACTCGTCCGTATTAAAACGAACCTTCTGACCAAGCGGAAGCATTTCGCTCAATGCGTCCTCAACTCGACGAAGCCACGGTAGCAACGTGTAGCGCACGAAGTTAATACCTGCGCTTTCTACGTTCTGATACGTCTGCGAATCTCCGCCGCTTCCGTTAATCATATGAAGCGGAATTCGATACGCTCTCGCGATATCGCGAACGAGCGCTTCGCGGTGTCCAAGCATTTCCATATCTGCGGCGCTCGTAAGAATCGGACGCCACTTTAAACCGCTCGTAAGAACAGCAGGACGACGGTGTTTATAGTGCGAATCTTCCCACTGCTGACGAATTAGTTCCGCTTGCTCCTTAGTAAGAGCCGTATCCGTTTCGAGAACGCTCGAAGGTGTAGCGCCCTCTCCATAGAACTGCGAAAGGAATCTATCCATAGCGATACTCATACCGATAGTGTTTCGAAGTGCTTCTAGCGGCGAGATGGAACGGCGCTGATTTGGTAGGCGTAGCCAGTAGATAGGACGAATTTCGCCGTCGAGATATTCGTTCCCATTTATTTTATAGAACTCGTTTCCTTCGTCGTCGAGCACTAGCGCGACTTTATCGGGGTGAATATTCCGCATTTCTAGCGGCAATTCTCCAGCGCGACGCGGAGCGTAGACGTAATCCGTTCCGTGAATCGCGAGCGTTACGACCATTTGGTGAACGAACTCAAACATAGTCTGCTGATTATTCGGACGAGCGAGAACAGACGGTGTAGGAAGTTTCTCGATACGTCCACCTCTATCGCGAGTAAGTTCGAGCGGCATAGACGCAACGGAATCCGCAATAAGCGTTACCGACGCGAGCACGGCGGAGACGGCGAACGCGGAAGTCTCCGTAACGATTTCTCCCGAATAATTCGGGAAGTAAGGACGCGCAGAAATCTGATACGGGTCGATACTCGTCGGAAGAGCACGTTCCTCACGTTTTTTCCAAAGACTCACGCCAGAATTCCTCCGAGAACGATAAGCAGTACGCCGCTAGTAATAACCGCCGCAGGAATCGAAAAGGCTCCTACGCCAACCACTACAAGTATGCCACCTAAAACTTCTGCTGTCGTGGTAAGTACGTTTCTCATTTCCATATGTCCATAATCGTAGGCGCTTCTATGATACGCGTCTTAGTAGTCGCTCTATCGAGAGCCATAACGAGCGCTATCGCCGCGTCGATTTTCCTTCGACTCTTTCCCTTCGATAGACGCCAACCGTTATCGGTCATACGTTGTGCCGCCGATAGAACTTGGTCAGTAAACGTCGGAGAGCCGTCGTGGGCTATCTTCCCGTTTACGATTAACTCGTAAGCGTTACCGCAGGCAGGAACGAGACGCGAGGACGTCTGCGGATACTCGACCATAGGTAAACCGTCGTCCGAAAGTGCTTCCGCCGAACGCTGAAAGTACGCAGGGTCATAAACGAATTCCCTAACTTCGTAGGTCGTATGGAGTTCCCGTAGGTAGTGCTCTACCGCCGCGATATCTACGCCTTCGTCCTGCGGTTGCCAAATCTTCGCGGTAACGACTATTCGCGTCTCCTGCTGTTGCGCGATAACTACCGCTATCGAGTCGTGTTTAAGCGCCATATCTATTCCGACGTAAACAGGAAGTTCGACGTCTATAGCCTCTTCTGAAACGCACCGCTCAC